AGAATCTTCTCCTTCATCAATCCACTTAACCTTTAAGTCTTCTGCGTCTTCAATGTTTCCTTTTGCACCGTCACAGACAATATACTCAACTTCAATCGTTGATCCTAGTGGTGGAATTGCTCCAAAATTATTAGTTCCAAAATAGATGTCAAGTCCTCCACTAATACCAGTCTTTACAATAAAACCTCGGTCTCCTCCGTTCATTTCATATACTGAATTGAATTTAGTCCATTGTTCTCCATTAACTGAAACTTTTACCATATTATGATCTGTCTTTCCAGTTTGTATATTAAAAGACTGAAAAGACTCTCCAGTCCCAGTAAGAGTTTGAGTTTCTACCTTACCCTGTACTATAACTGCCTTTAATTGTTCTTTTTGATTTTTGCCTATTCTAAAGTAATCCTTTGATGTTCTTAAGATGTAAGACAGTCCATTTGCTTCAAATTTTAATTCTGCATTTGCTGGGATAGTAATTCCGTCTCCGGCTATTTTATTGAAGTCTCCTGATTCTACATTTAGTCTTATCGATATTTCACCGGTTGCAGAAAAGCCTCTAGTAGGATCATGTCCCGTTAATCTAGCAAGACCATATATTGATTCAGGTTGTTGCGCTGTATAAATATTCTGTTCAACTGTCGAATCTTCGACATAGAATAGTATTAATTCACCAATCTCCGAAAGAACTCTTAGTATTTGAGCAAAAGGAGAGGCGTTCGTAAACAGCGTATTAGATCTTTCATAAACTCTAGAAATATATGTTCTAGTGTCTTCGAAGATCTGTTGAGCAGTTGCTCTAGTTTTAGTTAAGAATTTTAATTCAGCCATTCTTTGGTTTAATTTTTTATGGAGTCAATGATATTATAAATGTATTATCGACTGTAATGTCTATATATGCCTCATCTCTAATCTCTCCTCTTACGAACACAATATCTGTTTTAACTTTATATTTTGAAGACAAGGGGCAATACCTAGAAATTTGAGACTCTATTTCACTTCTCAGTACGCCTTCATTAGCATTCAATTCATATAACATATCATTCAAACTACACCCAAAGTCAACATCGCCTAACACTTCTCCTTTATTCGTAAAAAGAATAGTTTCAATCTGTGTTAAAAGCTGCTTAACCTCATCCTTTGTTTGAACCTCAGTTCCGTTAAAGTTTGGATCATCTATGGTTTTTATGTATAACTCCATATTCTATTTATTACATTTAGCTATGGAACATCCAGTCTACACCTTCATCTCCTTTAATTTCTTCCTCTACTTTTTCAAGTTCTTCGTCTCCCATTGACTTAATCGCATCGTAATCAAAGTCAACATTTCCAGGAAGCGCAAACTTAAAGATTCCAAGTTTGGCTCCAAGGGATTGTTTAATTCTAGCGCTTACATATCTAAAAAAGATTTCATCATTGTATAGTGCACAGTCGCTAATTGTTTCATAAACTTGCAGTATTACATCTCCTTTAGGGGTGTCTCCCATAAACTTTAATTCTCCAGTTAATTGTGAATATGAGAAAGATAATGGGTTTTCTAGGATCTGCCTAGCCATATCTACAAGTGAGGCATTAACAACATAGTATTGTAACTCTTCTGCGAATTCAGCCGGACCTGAACCTTCATAAGCATCTCTAAATAACATTTTATCGATAGAGAAGTCATTTCCTCCTTCAAAGCGAAGATCCATTCCTCCTCCTCCGCCTTGCCATCCGCTTGTTAGATCCCAAAGACCAAACACCGAATAGACTTCTCCTGATCCGTCTTCTCTAGCACCTGGTAGGTGAAGAGCTCGGTGATTTTTAAAATATTCAGACGAGAATACATCCTTCGGTATGTGATAAAAGTTCTCAGTTACTGAATATTCATATTTCTTATAGAACCATTTTTTAGCTCTTTTAATAGTATTTAAGATTTCTCTTTGTGGAAGATTTACCGGAACCATACAAGCTCCTGTAATTTCATCTCCAATTTCGTCTAGAAATGCATTAAGACAATTATCACCAAATTCTCTTGGCGATGTTAAGTCATTATTATTTCCACTTCTGATTTCTCCCATTTTATTATGCATTTATTTTTTTGCTAACAACCACTTCAGTGTCGTCAAATCTTGTATTATCATCAATAAATCCTTCTCTAAAGATTCCTCCTACCATTTTACCCTTAAAGACTCCATTCCTTCCAAAAACATAGCAATTTGTAGCTTCGCAGCTCCCATGTACATATGAAGATTTAATTTTAGATTCTTGTATTTTAGTTCCTTGATAGAGATTACAATTTTCTAAAGTTGAATTTGTGATATTGCATGAATATATGTTTGAATCAAAGATATTCCCATTTATTTCACAATCAACCAAATCGTAGCCTCTAATCTCATAACAGAGTGGAAATTTACCATCCTTAATTTGAACAGTTCCCAAATCAGAGTCATAATTAATTATTCCTTCCGTAAGACCTCCAAATATTAGTAGTTGAATCACTCTTTCTTTAATTCTGTCCCAATGTAATTTTATAATAGACTCAGTCTCTTGTAGGTCTACCATAATATCGATATCTGGAAAGTATTTTTTAATTTCCTTATAGTCTTTTAAAATATTTCGAAATGGAATATTTTTATTTAAGATTTTCTTAAGCTCTAGTTTATTTGACTCAGTAAACTCAGTATGATAGCATGCTTTCCACATTTGGATGATAAATCTATCTAACAAATAGAAAACTTGATCTTTTTTCTTTTCGTAATCTTTGCCTCCAATATATCTAAACTCAAGATAATTCTTTATTTTTTTATCAAAGTTTATCCCGTAATATTTAGTGTTTGGAAAATCAAAGTTATTTATCGAAAAAGAACCTTCATTAAAATAAAATGATTCATGTTTAGGCGTAATCCACTTAATAGACTTAGCATATATTGAATTATTTCTGTTCGGAAACATCTTATACACTTGGTCCTCATTAAATTCAAGAATGAATTTTAAGGTGTTCATTTTAGAAACCATATTCTTATCCTCTAAGTAGTCTTTTTGGAAAGAAAGGTTTAGGTGTATTGAAGATCTGTCAGTAGTGTAACCGTTTTCGTTGATCCATCCCAGCATCTTTGAAATCATGATTCTGGCATTTCTGTATGGAATAGGTCCAGTTACTAATTCTATTAGACCTTTCCCGCCGCTCATATCTGGTTCCATTTTAAAGACCTTATCATCAGGCTGGAAATCAGAATGGGCTTTATCCTCTAATTGAATCTTACGACCAAGTAGAGTTGAGACTTGTTTTTGAGTCTCTTCTAAGCTATGGTTAGAATAAAACTCAAACTCTACCCCAACTTGTGATGCGTTGAGAATAGAGTCTGAGTTTGAGTGTCTGTTTAAAGTTTGCATCAATGATTATAATATTATACTTCTGTTTAGTATATATCACAATCAAGGATTTTTGATTTATACAGGAAGTTTAAGGAATATCTTTTGAGAGTCCTTATCAATTCTATTAATTTGAACTGTTATCTTGTCTCCAGAATCATAGAGATCCATTATATTGTCCTCAAGTTCACTAACATGTAGTAGTCCTACTAATCCTTTATCAATTGTAATAAACAAACCATAGTCTTTCTTAGTTTTTACTGTGGCCTCTACATTACATGGAACTTTAAATCTTTTTTCAATATCTTTCCATGGATTATCAATCGTCTCTGCCTTTTGACTTAGAGTAATTTTAGAGTTGCTAATAATGTCCTTGATCCAAAATTCTACCGGATCTCCAGGTCTAATATCTCTAGCTTTGAATTTAGAAATAGTGTCTTCGTCAAGATCATTTACGTGAATCATACCAGTTAAGCAATTGTTAAATTCTACAAATACACCGTACTTGGCGGTTCCGGTTACGGATCCTGTCTGTTTTTCTTCAATATTTGCCTTTAATTTTTCAATCTCTTCAGGAATAAGAGCTTTTAAATAGGCTCGATGTGAAACAACAATGGTTCCTCTTTCGGCAGAGAAAGAAACTGGAACAACATACAATTCTTCATTAATAATTGAGTTAAAGTCGTGTAATTTGTTAATTCCAGCTAATGAACCTGGCATAAAGCATTCTACGCCTTGTATATTTACAATATAACCACCGTTTTCGATCATATGAGTTACTTTACCAACCCATGCTGTATTTCCTTCTTCAACACCATCTTGTAAATCTTTGAATACTCTCTGTTTCATTCCTCCGGAAATAGATCCAATAAAATGATCGTCATGTCCAGTTACTAATACTGAAACAACATCGCCCGCTCTATATTCTTCTAAAATACTTGCGGGTTCTTTTGAAAGCTTTACGTAAACCATCTCTCGATAGTTAACATCAACTGTCATCCATTCTTCACTGATTCCAAATATTTTACCTTCAACAATATCACCTATACTAACTTTAGGTCTTACATTATGCGTTGTCGAATGTCCATTAAATACATCATATAACTCTTGAGCATAAGATTCTCTTGAGTATACCTTGTCTCCGTTTTGAGTTTTTACATGTGGATTTGGTTTTCTTGTTTTTGATGGACAAGTGGCTTCATATGCATCCCAGTCGAATTCATCATTAGGGTCCAGCCAATTTTCAATTTTATCAACTGATGGTTCTTTAGATGATTTTACAACCGTTTGGTTTGTTGTAGGATTAGGATTTTGGTTCCCAATTCTAGTTCTTTTTTTGTCTGTCATTTATTTTTAAATTAAAAGTGTTACGTATTATATATCTATTAAACCGGCTTAAGTCCATTCCATGGAATAACTACCGGTGCAGGAACTGGAGAGGTACCAGTATATAGACCTGCAAGTGAATTCATATGATTTTCAAACCCTGTTCTTATATCTCCTGCAGATTTTCTAAGAGATACATTAAAATCAGTTTCGTTTTCATAGCTAGTGTATGCCTTTTTAAATCCCTGTGCAACTAGCACTGGATTTCCTGGAAATACTAAAGTAGAGCCGGGGCTTGGGACAAGTGGCGGTGGAGGAGGTGCGGGATTAATTATTCCAGGTGAAATAGCAGGAGTCCAGTATGCTACAGTTGCTAGACCAATTGGCATTAGTGTCGCGATGCTTGCCTTGAGGTTTAAGTTATACATTAAACTTAAAGACCCAACAATCGCACTTTGTATTGCTGCCTTTCCAGGCTCAAGTGCAGCCTTGTTTAAAATTGAGCGTTGTCCGCTTTCAACAGCGCTAATTGCTGTATTATGATAGAGTTCAGTTATTTCTTCAGCAAGTGTAGTAAGTTCGGTTATTCTACTAGCTGCAGGCTCATCGGTAGAAGTTACTTTTGCTTTTAATGCCTCGTATAAATCGTTTTCAAAGTCTACCCAGTTCATATATATCAGATTGTTCTTTGTTTAAACTACTTGCCTCTTCCAGATCAACCTGGTACATAATTTTAAGTACATTAAATGCATTATCATAATAACTTGCATTTTCGTATGGAATTACATTATATTTAGAAACATTACCCTCAGTTCTAAAATCAGATCTCTTTAAAGTATCTCCAATTTCCTCTGCTGTTTTATTTTTATTATCTTCTACTATTTTATCAAACTCAACAGGATCCGATGGTATTTGAATATCGTTAGTTAGGGTTTCGGTTAGTAGGTTTCCTACCTTAAGTTCAATCCCACTAATTCTTACCCGCATTTCATTAGTTGTATTTCTTAAATCGGCAGCCAATTGTTTTAAATTAAACCTATACTGGTATAATATAGTAGTTCTATCTATAAGACGGGTTTTAATATCTTGCATTCCGGTTTTGTAATTATAATAACTATAATCTTCCTTAACTTCGTATCTTTCGTATCTTCTTCGTGAAGTTATCCAATTTGTTCTTGCGTAGAATTTATCAGGGTTTTTATATGGCTGACAATCTGGGTCTAGTGGTATTATATTTGACTTAATTCTTAAATCAGATCCTGGTATTAATTGGTCTTCGACAAACTCACCCTTAAATTTACCAACATCAAGTACTCTTGATGGAAGCTTCCACCTAAAAGACCCTCTTAATCTCTTTCCAGCATCTTTTAATAAATCAATCATATTTTTAACCTGTTGAATGGGTTCAGATGTTATATTAGTGTTCACCCGTATAAAAATAGAATCCCAGTTATATTGATCAATTTCAATTAGTGAGAGCCTTTTTCTTCTATTGTTTCCAGTATCAATTATAATTCCTCCATCATAATAATATGCAAGCGCTTTTTTAAGATCTTCGATAAATCTATTCTCTTGCGTTGAAAGTCTTTCAAGATAACCGGTCTCATATTCGTAGTCAGTATCTCTTATTCGCGATTCAATAATATAAAGGTCTCCCCATTTATCTATTAATTCTTCGATCGTCATTATCTATCTTTTTGTAAAAACGTATTTCTTGTTAAATCAGCCTTTAATCCTGGAACTGCGTCTACGGATGTAGGAGGAAGTGGAGGACCACTAGGTCCTACCCCAGTCGGGTGAGTATGCGCTAAGTAATCATCTAGTAGTGTATCTAGCCAAGTTTGTAGATCTACTCCTCGAACTGCTGGCTGACTGTCATCCGCTCCATCGTCAGTCGCGATGAATATATCACCTGAATTTAAAAATATTTGGCCTTCAGGACTAAATCTAATCATCGGAGCCTCCGTATTAGAAGTTCCTGTTGTTATTACAAGACCGTCTTCAACTGAATAATAGACTCTTAAGTTTCTCTCTTCGTCATATACTATTGAAATTACGTTGTGTGGTTCTTCTGAATTTTCAAGAACTTCACTCTTCAAGGAATCATTCTGATCAACCTGAAACGAATATTCTGGGTGATATATGTTTCCATTATCAAATCTAACGGCAACCACGTCTCCAACCCTAGGAACTGCGTGAGCTCCTGGTAGATTGCGATTCATTGGAGAAGCCCATGGAACAGATTCAACCGGAATTAAGTCAAACTTTCCAAACACTTTAATTTTGCATCTACCATTATTTAGCGGATCTTCATTATCTAAAACCTCACCAAGCCAATGTGTATCTCTTAAATTATCTTTATTGAGTTCTTTGGTAGTCTCCATTATTCATATACGTTTTCGTTGATTGGTCCTTCACTGTCAAATGGGACACTGTCATGTACGTTTCCACCGAGAGGCCCTTTACTATCAAGTGCAACTGCATCATGTATATTTTCGTTGATTGGTCCCTCACTATCAAGTGCAACTGCGTCATATGCCTTTCCGAGCTCTCCACTTGGAGTTGCACCTCTTCGAGAACTATTACCCCTGATAACATTTGCGATTCCATTAACCGAACCAGCTCTTACGGCGTCTTGTATACTTGAGAGTGTGCTTGCACCGTGTACATTTCCAAGTAGAAGTTTTGCAGTTAAATTTTCAACAGTTCGGTCAACGGCGCTTCCGACTATAGTTCCAGCTTTTTCTTTTGCAATATCTCCAAGCATCTTTCCAAAACCACCAGTCTCTTCACTGATAGTTGAGTTAGCATATTCACCATGGGTATGTACGCCTTTCCATTTAATTTTAATTGATGGGGCTGCAGGTCCCTCTGGGCTTCTATTAAGATCTGCAAAAATAGAACTTGTAGAATCAGGGTCAAATTCACAATGACTTAACTCTACTTTAAAATAGGGCTTAACTGATTTTACACTACCGTCACCGCCTAATACGTCAAGTGCTGGGTTAGCTTGATTTGCAGCTAGCGCAGAACTTGCAGTCTTTGATGTTGACGTCTTAAATGTTCTTACCTCTGAAACCCAGATATGTAGAGAAAATCTTCTTAAATTTGCAGGTATTACTTCTACCCATCTATTAAAATCATATGCCGCTCTTTTGTAAAGGTCCATCATTCCTGAAACAGTAAGTTCTACCGTTTCAAGACATCCTATGTCAATTGCTTTATCTTCTCCCCAATAGGGATCAGCCATATTACCGTATTGTTTAGCAGTTTCAAGACCTGAAACGCTTTGCCAAAACCAAGGATATTCAGAGTTTACCTTCTTTAAGATTTTAATAAAGTTTTCGAGGGATTCTGCTCTTTTCGTATCGCCTATTACATTTTTCAAATAAGAGACAGCATCTCCATTTAATAAAGGAGAGTGTTCGGTGTAATAGTCAAACATAAAGAAGAACGAAAGATATGTTGGATCGTCATATATCGGATCAAAAATCTTAGTTTTCCTAAAGTCTTTTGTGTTTTTAAAATCTTGCATCTAGTATATGTATTTTATTTAGATCGCGCTCATTCTAGCCGGCCATTCTCTTCTGGTAAGTGTAACCTTTTGTGTAAAATTACCAATTGAACTTTTATAAGAAATGTCAATTGACTCAATTATATAGTACCCACTTAAGAATTGATCCAATACTTGATCCGGTTCTTCATCATCTCTAGGTCCATTATCAATTGCTGAGTCTGTAAATCCTTTCTCTTCTTTGGCTTTATCATAATTATGCGCTACTTTAAGAGGCTCTTTGTCGACATGATATATCATCACAGGTATCTTTAAATAGCGATAAAGACTTGGATTAAAAGTAGGAAGAGTAACTTCTAGTTTAATCTTTTCTAGCTCATCTAGATTTCTTCGATTATGTAATTGAGAAAATATGTAGTTACTATGGACGTTCCCAAGTCCTTCTTCACCAACATCCTGTCTTCCCATGTATTTGTGTTTCACTAAATCAAGATAGGCTTCACTTTCTCTATTGCCCTTCAATGGTTCTTGTATGTCTTTTAAGTTTTCTGGATTAGTTGAAAGCGCCTCAACTCTAAATTCATCTAATCTCTCTTCTGCATTATCATCGTAGATTTGGACATCTCTAAAATGCCCATGAATCTCATTAATATAATTAG